CCATTAGTCACACACCTCCGTGAAAGTCACGAGATAGGAAGGGATCGTGTTGGGGCCCAACACGTAGGCGCCCGGTTGGGCGGTTTCCACCGGGTAGACGGTGGCGATGGCGTCCACGAGCTTGTCAAGCGCGTCCCACACAGTCCGGTCCCCACCGGTGGGCCCGCCCGCGAGGGCGTGGACGTTCCACACGGCCGTGTAGCCACACGCCACGTCATAGACGCGGCGGGGCGGGACCACGAGCACGGCCGGGAGGTTGACGGCGCCGGGATCGGTGGTGGCCCGGATCCCGGCGGCTTGGAGCTTGGCGCAAATATCAAGGGCGGCTTGGGCGGAACTCATCCCACCACCATCTCCGTCCACGGCCCGACCATCTGCGCGATGTCGGCGTCATAGGACAGGATCGTGGCCGTCCCCATATCGGACACGCCCACCACCCCGTCCGGCGAGTTGCGCCGCGACATCAACCGGTTGGTGAGCAAGAGCCCGGCTTGGATGAGCATGGCCGGGACGGGGAGCGGATCCCCGTTGTCGTCCACCGCGAAACCGGCGGGGGCCCGTAGCTCCAAAGCCTCTTGGCTGGCGTCCACGGCCGCTTGGATGGCCACATCGTCCGCGGTGTCCAGCGGATCGATCCGGGCCCAAGCCTTGTAGGCGTCGGTGGTGAGCCACGGGCCCCCCGGCCACATGGCTAGCTAGCCCGCTTGGATGCGCCGGCGGCGGGAGCGGCTTGGGTGCCAGCACCCCCAAGGGTGATCTTGCAAAACGCGTGCGGATCCACGGCGGCGGCCGCCCACATCCCGATCACCCCAATGTTGTATCCGGCCACCCCCACGTCCACCACCGAGAGTTGGACGGGCGCTCCGGGGGTTTCGTAGAACTCGGCTTGATCGGCGGGCCCCACGAGAATGGCGTCCGGTTGGATGTAGGGGTCCACGGCGGGGCGGAGCCCCCCCACGTTGGAGATGTTCCCCACCGCGTCCGCGGTCCCGTAGGCGTTGGCCGGGGCCAGGAACGGGAAGAGCGGCCGCCCGTTGCCATCGGTGAGGCTGGCCAACGCCCCGTAGGCGGTGAGCCCGAGCCAGATGGTATCGGGGAAGAGATTTTCCTCCCCGTTGGTGGCGCACATAATTGCGGCGTCGGTGAGCGCCTTGGCCAGCGTGGCGGATGTCCCGTCCCACGCCACCGCTTGGGCCACGTTGGCGAACATCCCCCCGAACGCGGCCGCGTCGGACTTGCGCCCGTAGACGGCGGTGAGATCGGAAAAGATGATGTCCAGCGCGGCGGGGGCGGAGCGGTTGGCAAGCTCCCACGAGACATCCACCGCCCCGGCGTAGCTGGCCAACGGGATCTTGGCCAGGTCAAGCCGGAACTCTTGGGACGCCACCGGCCCTTTCTCCACGTGGGGGCCCACGTCCACGTGTTGGGAGATGTGGGGGCGCTGGACTTCCATCCCCACCGGCGGAAGGTTGGGCTTGGTCATCACGTCCACGGACGGCCGGTTCCCGAGCCACGTTCCGAGCACGTCCCCGGTGACTTGGGGCGGGACGAGTCCGGGCGTCCCCGCCGTGGTGACGTCGGCTAGGGCTCGGGTGAAGCGGGCGGACTCCCCGGTGTCGCCATGCTTGGCCCGCATATAGGCCAACACGTACTCCCCCGGCGTCCGGTACGGAAACGGGCTCGGCCCGGCCAGCGGGGCGGGCTCACCGGGGCGGCCGGTGATGCGGCCCATCATCTCCCCCGCCTTGGCGTCAAGCTCGGCGCGCTCCACGAGCAAGCCCAAGCGGGATGTCTTGGCTTCGGCTTCCGCCCGAAGCTCGTTCCACGTGGTTTGTTCCACGTCGTTGAGGGTGTCTCGTTGGTCGGACACGGCGGCCGCTTCGATGGCGTTCATCCGGCCGTGTAGCTCGTCTATGGACTGGCGGAGCACGTCCACAAGGGAAATAGGCAAGGGGTGATCCTTTCTCACGAGTGCTGGAGCTTCACTCGGGTGGATCACGTATCCCGATGGTGGCCGTGGTTCCCCGTGGGGGAGGGCTCCGGTCGGCGTCCGGCCCGTCGCCGCGAGAGGTTAGCGGGTGGAGATGGGGCGGTCCACGGATGAGGGCGGATCGGGGTGGCGGGCGTCATCCAAGAGTTGGCGGAGATCCGCCCGGACACGCTCGGGCCCGGCGGGGGTGTTGGTGAGCCACGCCAGCCATTGGGCGGCCACCTCCACCGGGATCACCACCGTGTCCGCTCGTGGGCTCACCGGGCTAGCACCCGATCCACCGGCGCCACGAGCGGAGCGGCCGCCCGTCGTCGGCGTAGAGCCGTCGTCCGCACCCCCGGCACGCGATGAGCGAGTAATCCGGGCGGTACGGCGGGACGGAGCGGCGGGCTAGCTCGCGCTCCACGGCCGCTTCCAACTCGTCCACGCTCACCGGCGCGACACCCGGCCCCACCGGTCCTTCCACCCGGCCAGGTCGGTGGCGCCACGGGAGCGCTCCGCTTGGAGGGCGGCTATCGAAGGGTGGCGCTCTCGGGACGCCCGGATCCCCTCCACGCCCGCGGCGTCATAGGCGGGGAAGTTACACACCGAGACTTCACGGAGGATCACCTCCGTCCGCTCGTGGAGATCCCGCCGGTTGGGGGGCGTCCGCTTGGCCCCGTCCGTCACCGAGTGGGTGACGGGCTCAAAGCCGATGGACAAGCCCGAGATGGCGTCATCGGTGACGAGGGCCAACACCTCGTCCGCCTTGGGGGTGGCCGACAGATGGAACGCGGCGTGGAGCCCGTCGTCCTCTTCGGTCAACTCCGTGGACGCCCCGATGGGGAGGGCCCGGCGCTCGTGGGACACCAAGAGCGGGACGGGGTGGGCCCGTTGGGCGATGGTCTTGGCGAAGCTCCCCTTTCGGAACACCTCCGTGTAGTCGTCCCACCAATCCCACACGTCCAACTCCACGTCATAGGGGACGGCCAGCCCGTAGAGCGTCCGGCCATCTGCGCCGGCGGAGCCATCATCGTGGCGGACGGCCAGATGGCGGGCGTAGACGTGGGTTAGCTGGCGGGACACCGGGGCGAGGGCGGGAGCGGACATCGGGCTACCTTCCGACGAGATGGAGCGGGGCGGCCAGGTCACCGCCCCCGCCGTCCCCGCCCGAGCCCGTGGCGGGTGCGGTACTCGAGCTAGCCGGGACGGCGGGGGCGGGCTTGGGGGTGGACTCGGCCGGACCACCGGCGGCCGGGAAACCGGCCAGGGTGCGGGCTTCCTCCAGCGTGATGATCTCGGAGTTATAGAGCGACACGGCCGCGTTGGCTCGGGTGGTGGTGTCCGCCCGCAAGAGCGCCCCCGTCCAGAATTCCGCCTTGTTGCCGCGGGGGAGACATTGGGAGGTGAGTTGGGACTCCAGCGGGACGAGTAGCCGCATCATCGTGGTGGTGACGAAGCGGCCAAATTCGCTCTCGGCGTTGGTGTAGGTGTGGCGTTGGGTTTCGATCCCCAAGAGAAACGGGGGGACACCCAAGATCATGGCCACCATGGTGGCGTCCCACTGGCGGGCTTGGACGAGTTGCGCCTTGTCGGCGTCGGTGGCCAACGGTTGGAACGTGGTGGACGGCGGGATCACCACCGGGACACGAGTCCCCGCCGTGGCCGCCATCCACTTTTGCTTTAGCTCGGTGGCTTGCTCTTGGGTGAGGTTGGGGCGGGTGTCGGTGATCACCCCGGACGGGACGGCCGAGCTTGTGAAGTATTGGCCCGCGTAGGCGTCCGCGGCGAGGGACGCGGCGATGGCCCCCGTCATGGTGGGGAGCACGCCCCGCCCGGTTAGCTCCCCGGAGCGCTTGTCTATGGCCACGTGGAAGATCCGGTCCGCCGGGACGTATCCCTCCAGCCCCTCCAGCGCGTAGACCGGTTGCCACGTGGCCGGATCGCGGGCCACGGACACGGTGGTCACGTCCAGCGGGATGATCGACACCGGCCAGCCGGTGGAGTCAAGCGGCCCGATCAACGCGGCGTAGTTGCCATAGAGCAACACGTCCGACACGTACTCGTCTATGAAGTCGGCGGCCGTCCGGTTGGGGCCCGGAGTCGGGTTGGAGATGATGGTGGCCGGGGGGTCCAACACCTCGTCCCCCCGCTTTTGCCTTAGCGGGAGTTGCATTGCCACCCCGGAGATGAGCCGCATCCCGGCGGTGAGGGCGGGCACGCCACGGGCCATCCACTCCGACACGTACGGTTGCCAGTACCCGGCGCCCCCGCCGAACCACCCGCCCGCCTGATCGAACATCGATTGCTCCCAAGCGCGGCGGGCTAGCTCTTGGGCTCCCTCCAAGTCCCCGGTGACGCCCGAGAGCGCCCCGGCCTGGCCGCCACCGGCCAGCGAAGTCCCGCCCGAGCCCGAATTCTTGCTCCACGGCCACTTCACGGGGCCCAAGCATAGATCCGGCCGGGAAGCTCCCCACAGGATGGCGTCTAAGCCCCGCAAACGGGTGGGGATGGATGATCACCCATCCCGGCCACCTGGACTTTTGTAGAACGTCCCACGGGCCCCTCTCCCGGTCATCTGGCGGCTACACCACCCGGCGATGTTCCACGTGGCGCGCGGTGGACCGCGCGGCTAGAACGCGGTCCACGTGGCCACCTCTGCGCCGGCGGGATGGCCGAGCCCCCACGTGGCCGCCGTGCACGCGATCACCGGGGCGATGGACACGAGGGCCCCCCGGCGGTACCACGCCCACCGGCCATCCCCCACGTCCCGCCCCGGCGCCACCTCGGCGGCCTTGGCCAGCGCCGGGTGAGCGCCCACCCGGATCCGTTGCTCGGTGATGGCGGCCAGCCACCCCGAGCACGCGGCGGGCCAATCGTTGCCCCGGATGGGGAGCATCGGGAGCCCGGCGGTGGCCAGGGTGTCGGCCACGTCAAGGGCGGGGGAGTCGGCCGGGTAGGCGATGGCCACGGGGGAGCGGCGGGCGGCTAGCTCGGTGATCCGCTCGGCCATCCACCCCGTCCCCGGCCGCGCGTCAATGATCTCGCACCGGAGCCCCTGGAGATCCCGCCACGCCACCGACACGCACCCGGCGGAGCGGTCGCGCGAGCAATCGAAGCCGAGCGCCACCCTGCAGCTCGCGGGAACGGCGCTCACCGGTTGGACTTGGGCGGCCGCCCACCGGCCCGGTGGGATCTTCGGGGCGGCGGCCACGCCCATCCCGTCCGGCCAGCGGTTCCC